AGTTCGTCAATGACTGTAGACGTTCAAGTTGGGATCAGCCCTGCGGCTGATACTGGCCTAAACGTCGGTAAGTTGCGCGCAGCCAAAGAAAATTTGGATGCCGGTGACGTAGACCCGGAAATGCCCCGGTTCTGCATCATCAACGCAAAACAGTTGTCCAATCTACTGGCCGAAACCGAAGTCACTTCGAGCGACTTCAACACGGTCAAAGCGTTAACACACTAGCGCCCCTGCGTGGCGACACGCGGGTAAACTCTCTGTGAATTGCTGGGAAGTCTCTCTGAGATAATCAGCAGCCAAGCCTCGAAAGAGGAAGGTTCAACGACCATTCCTACGGGAAGTACAGTCAAGTGGCTGGAAGCGCAGAGCATCTCACTGAGATGGAGATATGGTCTTATCTGCATAGCGATATGCAGCGGTCTACGGACGGGTCAGGAACTAACGAGCCTGATTGAAAGCAATGTAGTGCAGGGCGAAGTTGATACCTTCCTTGGTTTCAATTTCATCCGTACAGAGCGGATTGGTGTCGACTCCAACGCAGACGATAAGGTGCTGTATTTTGCACAAGATGGTCTGCTTCTCGCTCTTGGCCAACAGCCCCAGATTAAGATTTCTGAGCGTGCGGACAAGAACCACACCACCCAAGTGTTTGCCTCGATGGTAATTGGCGCGACTCGTATGGAAGAGTCGAAGGTCGGTTATATCGAGTGTCATCCCAGTTAAGGAGGGCTAAGTTATGGGTACGAAAAACTCAACGCTTATAGCGAACTACGAAGCCTCTCCCCCTGTAATGAGCGACTCGGCACTGCTTAATGGTGTCATGCGCGTAGCACAGGGAACTGTGGCTTTGGCCGCTGGCGATACGAACGACAACGACATCGTTCATCTCGCTCAGTTGCCATCAAACGCAACCGTACCGCACATCTTCATTGCGTCGGATACGTTTGGTGGAAGCGCCACGTTTAACGTCGGTATCTACCAAAGCTCTGGAACTGTTGTAGACGAAGACTTCTTCGCGACGGCAGTTGCTGATGCTGGGGCATTTGCTGATGTGCGCCATGAAGCTGCGGACATCAACACTTGTGGCCAGAAAATGTGGGAACTGGCGGGGGCTTCTTCAGACCCCGGTGGATTCTATTACATTTCTGCGACGTTACACGCAGAGGGTGGAACCGGCGGGGACATGTCCTTCGTCATCCACTTCGTCGTTAACTAACGGGATGGGGAGGGGGCAACCCCTCCCCTATTCTTATGCCAGCACATACAACATTTGTTTCGATCTGCAATCTGGCTCTGACAGAGCTAGGTGCGGCCAACCCGCCGCTGACAAATCTCAGCGACAACACGAAGGCTGGGCGCGCCTGCAATCGAATATATCTGCAAGCCCGTGATCAGACTTTAAGAGATCACCCATGGAATTTTGCCTTGGCGCGTGCCTCTCTTGCCGCCGACACCACGGCGCCATTGTGGGAATACACGAACGCCTTTCCGTTCCCGACCGGATGCCTGCGCATCATTGAATGCGACACAACCGAAGAATGGGTTGTCGAAGGTCAGTCCATAATGAGCAACGCCGCCGCGCCCTTAAATATTATTTACATCGACAGCATCAACGATCCGACCTTGTTCGACTCTCTTTTTGTGGAAGCATACGCGGCCAAGATTGCCGCAGAGATTGCATACGACATCACAGCAAGCCGCGGGGTCGCCAACGACATGGTCGCGCTGTATCAAACCAAATTACAATCGGCACGCTTGGTCGATGCCCAGGAGAGCCTGTCAGCCGATGAAACTAACTGGCTTGAGGCCCGTGCGTAATGGCGCGCGTCTCACGGCTCCAGACGAATTTTACGGCTGGAGAACTGTCCAACCGGCTATATGGCAGGCCGGACCTTGCCAAGTATCAAAACGGCGCAGAGACGATCGAGAACATGATTGTCTTTCCCCATGGCGGCGTCTCTCGCCGGTCAGGGACGCGGTTTGTCAAGGAGGTCAAAACATCTGCCGATAATACCCGGCTCATACCGTTCGAGTTTTCGACGGAGCAAGCCTACGTCCTCGAATTTGGCGATGAGTATATTCGGTTCTATAAAGACAACGGTGCCATCTTGGAGGCGGGTCAGACCATAACCGCCGCAACCAAGGCCAGCCCCTGCGTCATTACGATAAACAGCCACAACTACAATAACGGCGATCAGGTTTATATTTCCGGCGTTGGCGGCATGGTCGAACTGAACCAGAAATATTTTATTGTCGCTGGCAAAACCACGAATACTTTTCAGCTAACAGACATCGACGGCAACAACATTGATTCCAGCGGTTACACCACGTTTACCAGTGGCGGCACGGCTGCGCGCGTCTTTACTCTCACGTCGCCCTACGACAAAACCAAAATTGACGAAATACAGATTGCCCAATCTGCCGACGTTTTGTATGTGGCACATTCGGCATATGCGCCCCGTAAAATATCCCGCACGGGTCATACGTCATGGACCATCGAAGAGATTGTCTATGAGGACGGACCGTATTTTAAAGAAAATACAACGACGACAACCCTGACACCGGGCGGCACTAGTGGATCGATCACGGTGACGGCGTCGGCTGTGACCGGCATTAACAACGGCGATGGCTTTCAGACAACCGACGTTGGGCGTCTTGTCCGTATAGGGCATCAGGCGGCGAAGTGGGCGGCCTCGACCAGCTTCTCTGTCGGTGACATACGCCGCAACTCCGGCAACGTCTACGAGTGCATAAAAGCGGGTACGTCGGACGGTTCTGGTGGGCCATCGGGCGACGGCGCTGAGATTGTAGACAACACCGTCACCTGGAAATTTGTGCAAGACGGCGGCATCAACTACGGATACGGGAAAATAACAGGACGAACCTCGACCACAGAAGTTACAGTCGAAGCTAGCAAGAATTTCGGCGGTACGTCCGCTGAGACGAAATGGCGGCTCGGAAGCTGGTCGGGGACTACTGGTTACCCTGCCGCTGTTTCGTTTTTTGAACAGCGATTGTTCTGGGCGGGTTCGACTGATGAGCCACAGACCGTGTGGGGATCTGCAACGGCTGACTTTCAAAAGCACACGCCCGGTGTGTTGGACGATGACCCCGTGGTCTTCGTGCTAGGATCAGAGGATGTAAACGTCATACGCTGGTTGTCATCTGGTCGGGTGCTAACAGTGGGAACCGTTGGCGGCGAATTTGTCATTGCTGCAAGTTCGACAAGCACGGGCCTGTCACCTACCAATGTAAGGGTGTCCAGGGAGGGAACGCGAGGCGCAGCGGCGCAACGTCCCGTCAAGATTGACAACGCCGTGCTGTATATTCAGCGCCAGGAACGCAAGGTCCGCGAACTGGTCTATGTGTTTAATTCGGACAGTTTCCAATCGCCGGACCTGACACTGCTTGCAGAACAAATGGCGTATGGCGGCATCAGTCAGATCGTGTATGCCCAAGAACTGGACTCCATTGTCTGGGGAATACGCAACGACGGCCAGCTTGTGGGTCTGACGTATTTACGCGATCAGGATGTGGTTGCATGGCACCGGCATATCATTGGAGGCCACTTTGGTGACGCGACGATTACGGTGACTGACTACGCCAACATTGCAGTCGGCACTACAATCACTGTGACTAAGTCAGATGGCACCAGCGTCGTATTTACATCGGAGGCAATATCTGCGGATGCCCCCACCGGCACCAATGGATGGCGCCCGAATAGTTCAAACAACGTCACTGCCGACAATATATTCACGGCGATTAATGGCCACGAAGATTTTACCGTTGCTAACCCAGCGGCAAATGTCGTCACCGTTACTGAGACAACGAGCGCCGGTACTGGCTATGTGACCATTACGACCAGCGACACGACGCGCTTGGCGACAACGGATCAGGCGCAGGCACAAGTTACCAGCTTGGCAACAATACCGACCGCGTCAGAAAATCAATTGTGGATGATTGTGAAACGCACGGTCAACGGCGTCACCCGGCAATATGTGGAATACCTAGCAGAGAACTTTAACGCTGATGATGGGGACGACAAATCAGACGGCGTATTCGTAGACAGTTCGCTCTACTACACGGGCAGTGCCGTATCGAGCGTGTCGAATTTGGATCACTTAGAGGCGCAGACCGTTGCCGTCTTGGGCAATGGCGCTGTCTATCCGCGCCAACGCATATCAAGCGGCGGCATCAGTGGGCTAGATCCAACCGTTACAAAGGCACAGGTCGGCCTGCCCTATACGTCGACTTTAAAGACGTTAAGGCCGGAAGCTGGATCAGAAGACGGAACGGCCCAGGGAAAGACACAGCGGGTCTTCGAGGTGACGGTGCGGTTCATCAATACATTGGGGGCGAGGTTTGGGGGTGATACTGACAACTTGGATGAGATACTTTTTAGAGACGGATCAGATCCCATGGACTCGTCCCCACCCTTATTCACAGGTGACAAAGCAGCCAACTTCCATGGAACGTGGGATACAACGGGTCAGATTATGGTTATCCAGGATCAACCGTTGCCCATGACCATCTCGGCAATTGTCACCCGCATCATGTTGAACGACGGGTAAAAAATATGTGTGATCCCACAATCATCGTCGCCGCCACAGCCTTGCAGGCGATTGGGTCTATTTACAGTGGCGTTGCGCAATCCAAGACGCTCAAGCGATCAGCCGCAGGCGATCGCGTCAATGCCAATAGAAGTAGGATTGCAGGGCTTAACATACAAAATGCCGCGGCCTCCACACGCTCACGGGTCAACGTGCAATCCCGTGCATCGGCGGCAAGTATCGTGCAGTCAGCCGCTGTATCTGGCGTCGATCCAGATGCTGGCAGTCCCATGGAAGCGCAGATTGTGAATGCGCGAAATAATATGATTAAGGAATTGGACGTGCTGTTCCAAGGGGATGTGAAAGCGCAAAACAAAGAGATCGAGGCGTTCAATTATGAGTTGTCTGCGGCCAACAAAGAGAGCGCAGCCAACAACGCCATCGTCTCTGGCTTCGTGAACGCGGCTGGCAGTGTTGCCCTGGGCGCGTTCACTCTCAGCCAAGCCGGATTTAATCCATTTGCTGGTGCTGGTAAGCCGGTGACCCAGTTAAGCACGCAGAACTACTTTAACCCAGCGAGGGTTATAACATAATGCCCAAGCTCAACATATCACAGCTTCAGCAAGCCGCACCCGCACAGGTCAACGCGCCATTGAAGGTGCCGACCGATGACGGATCTGCGGCACTGGGGCAGGCACTGGTCAATGCCGGAAACCAGTTTGGCAGAATCGGCGCGCAGATTGCGCAGCAACAAATCACCGCTGACGTTGCAGAGGCAGAGACATCGGCTCTACTTGGATTGAGCACATTAAAGACGCGATTGGCAAAGGAAGGCACCGCGTCTGTCATGTCCAATTTTGACGTTGAAGCAGAGTTGCTAAAAGAAACTCTGCTTGAAAACATGTCGCCTGGAGCACGGCAAAAATTTATACCGTCTTTTAATCGCAGTTATGCACAGTCACGCATCGGCGCGATGTCTGACGGATTAAAGGTTGATCACCAGCGATCGATCTCAAGGGGGCGAGAGGCGCTAGACGCATTGTCTCGCGGTCAAGTAGGCAAAGAAGATTTAGATTTTAAAGAAGCCAAAAATATTGGAACAAAACTTGTTCAAGGGTTGGTTTCTACAGGTGCGCTTGATGCCGTCAAAGGCCAGAAGATGCGCACCAAGTTTTTAGATGAGGCTGCGAAAAACCATGTTCTGGGTCACATCGGAAACAACGCAATCGACATAGCACAGCTTCGCTCAGTCCAAAAGGAATTAGCCAGCGAACAATTCAGCGATCCAGAACTGCAAAGAAGCTACAACCGGCTAAGTGAGACAGAACAGTTTTCCGTCAGATCACGCCTACGCCGGGAAATGTCTGATCTGTTAGCCATCGAAAAAGTGGCGGCAAAAAACGACGACGATAATGCACAGAGGCAGGCTAACAGCATCAAGATAGAGCACAATGAGTTGCTCGGCCAGCCGCCTAGCGCAAAACGCACGAAAGACCTGTTGGCAAACTTAAATAAACTAAAGGCGCTTTTTGCAATTAACGAAGAAGGGATTACGTCACGCGCTGAATTGAGTAGCATGGAAGGGCAAATTCGCGAGGGCCGCGCACCGGGGCAACATGATCCAGATGTATATAGAAAGGCGGCGACACGCGCACGGTTAGGAACATTACCGCCATCTGAATTATTAAAAATCGAAAAAGGGCTAACACCCAAAGATCGCGCAACTCTCACTCAAATGAACAACAGTGGGGAAACGGGAGCGATGCAAGACGCTAAAGAGTTTTTAAATACGCATCCAGCGTTTGTGCCTACTGGTGGGCGCTTGCAAAAGGATCAAATAACAAGGGACCAAGCCGTTATTTTGAACAGATTAAAAATAATGGAAATGGAAGCAATTGACGCTGGCACAGCCTTTAACGCCCGTAAAGAGGCGCGTGAATTAATGAGAGACTATGTTGCGAATCAAGAACCAACGGTTCGTGACGGAAACGCAAGGGCGTTGCTTCGCCAGCACAGTATTACAAAGATGGAACAGGTCGAGCCATATATTAGGGCTAACAAAGACGGGCCTAACGCAATTAGCACAGATACCATGGATCGTATTCGCGCTGCCGCTCAATTAATTTTGAGAAGTCAATAACATGAACGTAGACGATAGAATTAGAGCGGCATTTCGCGCCGAAGAAATACCGCCGCCCCCTCCTGGCGTGGTGTCGCCAGAAGATGCACTGGCCATGGAACAGCAACCGCGTGGTTCTGAAATGCCGACGCCGGAGCCAGAGGTCGGCCTGTTTGATCAAGCCAAGAACGCCGTGACGGGTGCTTATGACGATTATTTGAAATTTGGCGAGAAAACACGCGAAGGCATGGCAGAGGGTGCCAAAAGTATTTTTAACGCTTTCAACCAAGAACTGGTAGCCGCTCTGCAACGAACGTCACCAGTATTGCGGGGTGTCGGAGATAAGCCTGAGACATTCAATCGTCCAAGTGTTGGAACAATAATTCCTGCGCGGGTCGCAGAATATTTGCCGCCCGGTGCAGAAAATGACGAGTTCGTTGTCGTTGTTGAAGGCGGTGTTGTGCGGCGTGTCAATGAGTTCGAGGACGGCAACCATGTGATGCTGCGCGATGAGGATGCTCCTGGCAAACCGCTTATGCTGTTTCAGCGCACGCCAGACACTGATGAGGCACCTGAGGGTAGTCTAGGGCGTCTGTTGGCCTTGGGTATGGCCGGTGATGTAACGGTAGCCGGTGGCCAGAAGCTGGCACAGGCAGCAATGTCATTTAGCAGAGGTCGTGTTGGATCGCCAGGTACGTTGTCGGCTGGTGGTGTGACGGATACAACAGAGCTTAGAGACAATGTTGATT